GATTTTTACAAACGCTAATATGCAGATGCGCTACTGATGAATCTTTCACTTTCAAATATGCTTGGCGGTGGCTCGCTTACGCTTGACCCAGACGCAAGAGCATACATTGCTGCGGTTGAGACTGCTGATGGGCAAGCTCTGGAACCTGCTATCCGCACCGCCTACGACCAGTTCATTCGCGGGTGCAAGTCTGACGGGATATGGGATGCGATTAAAGCATCGTGCATTCTCTCAGGCGCACGCTCACTCTCTGGCGCACTGGTTCCGCTAAAAGGTTCCGCGCCGACGAATAACAATTTCGTAAGCGGCGACTACGTCCGAACGACGGGGCTGGTGGGGAATGGGAGCACGAAGTATTTGGACAGCAATCGGGCTAACGACGAAGATCCACAGAACGACCAGCACATGGCAATCTATGTCGCCACCGCGCAGTCTGGCGTGTCTGGTGTTTATATTGGATGCAGCGAACCGTCTGCGTCTGGCGCTACGCATATTGGAAGCAACCCCGGGGTTGGCAATATGTTTATCCGTAACCGAAACACGGTGCCAGATTTTATCGGTAGTTCCTCTCAGACTGGCTTTTTAGGCATGAGTCGCGCTTTATCTAGCGGATACGGCTTTCGCTCCGCAGCCGCCACATCTTCAGTGACGCAGACCAGCCAAGCGCCCAGCGCGGATAACATCGGCGTGTTTTTCCGTATTGGTGCATCCACGGGCTATACCAACGCCCGCATCGCCTTCTACTCCATCGGTGAGGACCTTGACCTTGCCGCGCTAGACGCGCGAGTTACAACACTCACATCCGCCATCACCGCTGCGCTTCCATGACCACCCTCGCAGACATCCTAGCCGCCCCGCTGCCAAGCATCGACGCCTTGCGGCAGACATGGCTTGCGTTCCCAGCGTTGCTCGCTGCTGAATTGGAAGCCGCCCAAGCCGATCAAACCCTACACCGCGCCTCACCTATCGTGCTTTCCGACGGCAGGCTGGCGTTATGCGCTGACCTACTAACCGAGACAAACGAGAATGGTCTATTTTTACCAGCGTTTTCCCGGCTCAATCCTGAGCATTTCCCAGCCGTTGAAGTTTTAGACGATGCTTCATTCCGCGCTTTGCTTATCCCCTCACCTGCCGAGCCATGAGTGACAAATTTCCAGACAGAGCAGAGTTCTCCCTAGCTGGCATCCGCAGGGGAAGCCGGACGTTCCGCCTCACCGCTCCATTCCGCTACGATTCCCGCATTGGATGGCTAACCGTTCCCGCTGGGTTTCTGACTGATGGCGCGTCCATCCCACGGATATTCTGGTCTATCTTCTCGCCTACTGGCAGCTACTTTGAAGCCGCACTGATTCACGACTACCTCTATTCCAACGTAAGCACATGGCATATCGACCGCGCCAAAGCTGATAAAATCTTCTTTGACGCAATGGGAGATATTGGAGTTGGATGGCTTACGAGGAAAACTATCTACCGCGCTGTTCGACTTGGCGGGTGGAAGGGATACAAAAAAAGCAAGCTACAAGATGACTTCCAGCCAGATAAATAAGGAACTTTTCCATAGCGTAGTCGGGACATTCGCTCCAATTTTGGGTGTCCTTACATCCTTGCAGGAGCAGATTGAATACGGGCTTCGTATCAGCGGTCTTGTTGTCGGCTTGCTTGCAGGATTGATTAGCTTATGGCAAATACTCAAAAAGCTGTGAAAGACCTTGTAAAAGAAATCATCCGAATCGCCAAGGCGGAAGTCGGCGTTCGCGAAGTCGGCAATACAAATTGCGGCGTTCGCGTGAACGAATACAAAGCTGCAACTTGGCTGAATCCTAAGAGGGGATGGCCTTGGTGCGCAGCCTTCGTGTGCTGGGTAATCCGTGAGGCTTTACTGGCATCCGGCACGAAGCAGACAAAGACGTTTAAGCGTCCCCGCACGGCTGGGGCATGGGATTTTGAGAACTGGTCTTTGGCGCAGGACAATAGCACTCAAACGAAGAAGCCTCCCTTCCATGACATTAAACCCGGTGATATTGTCGTGTTCACCTTCTCCCATATCGGCATCGCGGTATCCGCCCCTGACAAGAGGGGAAACGTCACAACCGTAGAGGGGAACACTGACTCAGCAGGATCGAGGGAAGGCGGCGGAGTTTACTTTAAGACTCGTCACCTATCGAAAATTCGCAGTCGTATCCGATTCAATCTTCCATCCGGCATGGGATAAAGTCAGGAAGCAACTGACCACCTTGGATTGAGTAAACAATCGCGCAAAAAACGGGTATTTCGTCTGATTTGAGCAACATTACACGCAAATGAAACCACTAAAAAGTAAGTCTAAAATCATTGTCCTTTTGTCCGACTTACATATCGGTTCAGTTGTCGGGCTTTGGCCATCTAATTTCGTATCCACAGAAGGAGTTCCCATTGGGCAGAACGCATTCCAACAATGGTTGTGGACTTGCTGGCAGGACTGCCATGAGTGGATTGCCAAGACCGTAGGGGATGAACCTTACGAGTTAGTAATTAACGGAGATTTGGTTGAAGGTATCCACCATCGGACAACTCAAGTAATGAGTGCGGATATTGGGGATCAATCATCCGCCGTCATTCAAGTTCTTGAACCAGTGACGAGCAAGGCAGCAGGTGTTCACATTATCAAAGGAACTGAGTGCCACACGCGCAATGACGAGATTCGTTTGGGCAAGGCTTTAGGCGCATCCAAGAACCCGGAGAACGGGCAGAACGCTTGGGACAATCTCGACATTGAAATCAACGGGACGCTTATCAACTTCGCGCACCATATCTCAGCAACCTCCCGCCCGTATCTTGAAGCTGGAGCGCATTCTATCGCCTTGGGAGTAATCACCCACACCCGTGCTAGGGTAGGCAAGCGCGTCCCCTCGGTGATCTGCCGAGCGCATCGCCATCGTCACGGAATCTGGACGGACGGAAACCAGGCATCTCTCATCACGGGCGCATGGCAGGGATTGACCCGTCACGGCTACAAGGTTGTCCCTGATGCAATCTCAGAGCCTTCCTGCATTATCCTTGACACAAGAACAACCGACAAGGGAGACTTGCCCCTGTTCCACCAACGTAAATACATACCATAATGGCAAAGAGCATCCCGAAAGTTAGCGGCATGGATTGGATTGTTGAGCAACTCAGCCAGCAAGAAATAGAACCTGACGAGTTCACGGCGGAAATGATCTCTAACAAAACCAAGGCAACTAGGTCGTCAGTGCATCATCGTCTTAAGAGAATGCGTGAAAGTGGCGAATTAACTAGTCGCAAGATTTCATTAAACGGAACAACCGTTAGTGTTTACAAGCGAGCGACACCTAGTGCTTAGTTTTCTTTCCGCGCCTTAGCGTCCTCCAACGCCAGTATCATGTCTTGCCGGACGGAAGCGATTCGCTTTGTCGCGTCTAGGCGTAGCTTGTGCGCTCGTCTCTCGCAGGTCTCCGCCTCCGCCATCTCGTAAGCGGCAAGCTCCATCTCTCGGATTATTATCTCTGCGTTCATGTGTTTAGTGTTTTCCTTCGCGGAGTAGTTGGCGATTCGTTCGTGGAATGGTTTCATTGCGTCTCTTCTTTGTAGCGACGAATCTCCCCGAACATCTGGTTAACAACGTCTGTCACTTCTTCCCATTCATCTAGGCCAAATGCTATGGTTTGATCCGTTTCAGAAGTCGTATCCGCTTGTTGCTTGACTTGGATGTATTCCCCTGCTGCTTCATCTACGATGGATACGACGGTTGCCCTATCCGAAAAGAGGGGTTCGCCAACAGGGAGGATTGTCATTTGTGTGATTCGTGATGTGTATTTCATAGTGTGTGTTTCTTTCTAAATGATTCCCAAGTGAAGGCGAGTTTCGCCCCGTTTTCTTCAATCCGGTCAATCACGGCAGGGGATAGCGTAGATGATAGTCTCTCCCATGTGTAGTTTGAAATCAGGATTGTCGGCATATCGGCGGCATATCGTGCATCAATGATAGCGGTTAGCTGCCTGTCCTCGTATTGGGTTTCCCCGCGCTCTTGGACTTCATCAATGACTAGCAGGGCAGCTTCGGTGTAGTCTGACACGACTTCCTTTTCCGACTTCTCAGTCCCCGCCGTGTAGGTGGATTTGATCGTGCTGAATAGGTTCACCGCCGTGGTGTAGATCATCGGGCGTTTCTTCGTGATTGTTGACCATCCGATTCCACCAGTGCCGATATTCGGGCGTTTCGACTTGTGCGCCCGTGCCACCTCCCATGCCATGCGGGTCTTGCCCGTGCCGTAGCCGCCGTAGAGGATTGTAATGCCTCCAGAATCGGTCGTGGCGAGTGCTTGGGCGTAGTTAGCCAGCCAGCCATCCCCTCCCGCTGGTGGGGCATCCTCGTAGCGTTTCGGGAATCCTCGTAGTAGGTTCATTGCGGCAGGTTCAGGAGTTGGGATACCGTGTAGCTGCCACCTTTGAATAGGTGCGAGTAGTCAACCGGAAGGGTGGGTTCGATCTTCTCGGAATCACCCGTTCGGAATAGCACCTCGGCGGCTTGGCTGATGCTACAATTCCTTTTCTTGGCGAGCCGTCTAATGCGCTGGTGAGTCTCTTCCTCCAGGCGGAGAACGACTGTGGCTTTCTTCTCCCAAGGTTTATGCCGTGGTCTCCCTGCTACGATACTGAATCCGTTGTCGTTCGCTCTCATGCTGCTTTGTATTCCGCGAAGGTTTTCCCGTTACGGGTGATCTTGGTGGTGGTGATGTGCGTCCCTGCTTTACGGAGTTCCGCGATACGAGCCGCGAGGCGCATACATCCCCATTTCTCAAGGGCTTGCAGAGGTGTGAGCTTGTAGCCACGGAGTAGCCATGCTTCTATCTTTTTCGTTGTGCTTGGTTGTGTGTTCATGTTTTTATTGGTTGGAGAATGGTCGAACAGGTCGCATCAGGAAACGCTACCGCGTTCCTGTGCTTTGCTGTTAGCCGAAGAAAGCGTCATTTGGTAGCCGCCTCCCATGATGTCCAAGGCGATTTCTCTGTCGTGGCAGCGTTTAGCCATGGCGAGGATACGAGATTCTGGATAATCCGTATCGGCTTCAATAATGATTTTGCGCGTCACCGGGAACTCATATACATTGCGAGTCTGCCCCTTTTTCGATGGGTGCGGGATGACTCGGGCAACGGCTAACAAGTCCGTGCTGGACAAGGCGCAGTCTGCGGTCTTTTCGGGAGTGGTATCTTGGGACATGGTTTCTAGGGGTTCGGAGTTTCGGGGTCGGCGGATGCCAGACGCTTGGCGTTCGGCAGACGGAATGGGGCGAGCGTCTCGGTGGTCAGGTGCTCGACGTGTTTCGGCACCAGTTCGCGCCCGCTTTGGAATGTCGCCCATGTGTGGATGATTTGGATCGTTATCTTGCATTTGATGCAGTCCGCCAGCCCGGCCAGCGCGTCTTTTCGAGTCGCACCGATAGCGGCCATCCCGTCTTGGCTGGCCACCCACACGGCACCAAACCGCCGAACA